CAGTCGCGTTCGGCGAGAGGTCGTCAGTGACCTCTACCAGACGCGCCTCGGGCACATGGCCCTTGATGTCCTCGTAAGTGCAGTAGTTCATGGGAGCCTTAGCCTGCGGCCTTGATGACGTTCTTCAGGAGGAAGCCAGCATCCTTGGCAACCACGACTTCCTTCTGGTAGAAGCCGGCCTTGATGATTTCGCCACCCTTGAGGCCAATCTTTTCGTCTTCGATGATCGTTGCGTAACGGTCACCCACCTGTGCGGTCATACCCCAGGCAATGCCTTCCTTGAGCGTGGAAAGCGGTTCGGAGTAATGGGCCCAGATGTTGTTGCCCCAGCAACGTTCGAGAGTCGGGTTCTTGGCGTTCTTGGTGGTGTTCACGCGGGCTTCACCGATAAGGATGTCATCGACTTCGAACAAGGCCTTGATCTGTTCGCGGGTAGCGACGCCAGCGCCGTTGGAGTTCGGGTAGATGGAACGGAGCACGTTCGGGTCGGTGCGGAGCTTTGCCCACACGACGGCGTTCATGCCAAGGATATTCGGGCGAGCAAGCGGCTTTTCGAGATATTCGAGAATGACTTCCACGATATTGAAACCGTCGGCACCGATACCCTGGTTGTCTTCGTAAGTGTGCGAAAGACCGGTTCCATAGTTCGAAGTGTTCTGCACAATACCGGCAACACGCATTTCCTTGCCCAGGAACACCTGGTTCATGATGTATTCAAGGTTCGTGTTGACAAAGCGTTCCTTGTTCTTGATCTGGTCGATATCTTCCTTCGGAACAATAGTCTGCAAGCCATGGGCTTCGGCAACAGCGGCCTTTTCTTCGCCGGAAAGGTGGATGATATTCGGCTCGGAAGTGCGGCCCACATGGGTATCAGGTGCGGCAAACGAATCGCCCTTGGTGCGTTCGTAATACTTGAACGCAAGTTCCGGGCCGTCGAGTACCTTGACCGGCATTACCTGGTCGGCAATCATCTTGCCGTTCTTGTAGGCGGCAACAAGGTCGGTCTGCTGCACGCCAATCGGCAAGAGCAGGCCAGCGGCAAGAGCGCCACCGTCGGAGCCAAAGAGATTGGCGAAAATCTGCGGAACGCCGCAGGCGGTAAGCGTGTCTGCACCTGCGAAGGCTGCTACAGAGCACACGAGAGCGAGGAGAATGAGCGGGATTTTGGTCATCTTCTTCATGTTTTTGTCCTTGTTAAAGTTTAAAGCCCTGCCGCAGTCTTGCCGCTGTAGCCAAACGCGACCGTGATAATGTCGCCAGAGGCACCCGCAGTGAGAGCCACGCCGTAAGTTTCGGCAGACGCGCCAGCCGCGACGGCCTTGCCGTTCGCATCGACAGCGATAAGGTTGCCGACAGCCACATTGCCGCCAGCGAGCACCTTCACGTTGCCGCTGGTCTGGATGACGATATTCGCACCGCTTGCGGTATCGGAATCGCCGCTTACGCCGAGCGGAGCAGAAGCAGCAGTGCCGACCTTGACCTTATTCGTGTCGGTTCCTGCCTTCACGAACAGGTGCTTGCCGATGGCTTCTTCGGCCTTGAAAGTGGTTTCGTTCGTCGCGGCACCCTTTTCGAGCTTGATACGCACCAGGTCGCCGTCGCCGGTTGCGGCATCGAGAGCGACAGCCACGTAGGCATCGCCAGCGGCAGCGGCAACAGCCTTGCCGTTCGCGCCGACCTTGAGCTTTGCGCCCACGGCGAAAGCGCCGCCAGCGGTCACTTCGGCAATGCCGTCAAGCTGGACATCCTGGCGGCCATCCTGTGCGGCATCCAGTTCGTAGCTCACGCCAACGGCATCGCCGTCAGCGGAAGCGAGTGCGACAGTACCTTCGGTTGCGCCAAGAGCGACAAATCGGAAGGCGGGGACGGCATTAGACGCCGTAAAATTGAGGACATTGCCCTTCATAGGATTCTCCTTGATTGTTTAAACCTTGATTCGACCGTATTCTTCCGCAGCTTCGGCAAACGAAAGCACGCGGCCCTTAGATTCCTGCTCCGCCTTGTACCTGGCAAGAGCTTCGCCAGCCGCAAGCTGCGGCGTATCGTGCATGCCCTGGGCTTCGCCGAACTCCACAATCTTCGGGAGCGCGGCAACCGTCTTGGCAAGCACATTTGCAACATTCACGCGTTCATCGCCTTCGCCGAAGCAGCCTTCGCCATCGACGGGCACTTCCTGGCAGAAACCGAAAATCTTCATCAGGTTGTCCTTGAGTTCCTGATTGCAACGACCTTCGGAAATGGCGTTGTCCAAAGTCTCAGAGAATGCCGCACCGGCACGGAGGCGCTGCGCCTGGAGCTTTTCGGCCCTGAGAGTATCGTTCTCTGCCCGGAGCGCGGCATTCTCTTCGCTCAGCCGCGTCGCTTCGCTAGAATTACCTTCCGGGATAGAATCGGTCGGTTCGTCGCGAGGGGGCGTTGTAGGCTGAGGATTCTGATTCCCGTTCTCCAGCGAATCAGAACCGCTTTCGTTCGGTTCACCGAAAGAAGCTGTAGATTCAGCGGGCTTTTCCACGGCAGGCTTGGGCAGCTGCGGGAAATCCTTCGCATCCTTCAGGACACTTTCGATTTCTTCGAGGTCCTTGATGGTGTATTCCGGGAAAACTTTGTCGGCGGCCTCGATGCCTTCCTTTTCAATGAGCTGTTCGCGCTGGCTGCGGAACAGGCGTCCAATGCCACCAATCTTGTACACCAGCGACTCGAACACGGATCGCGGCACCAGGCGGTCCCATGCGAACGGCTCTGCAAAGACGCTCACGTCCTGCTCTGTAACGCCCTTGTCGGAATCGGCGAACATACCTTCGCCAAAGCAAAGCGGGGCCATACCCTTCATGGCAGGGCCGACCGCACCGAGAGCGCCCAGGTGTCGCAAACCCTTCTTCAAGTTGCTGTAAACGGCAGCCGAAAGATACTTGAAACCGCCCTTCTTCACCTCTTCGGCAAAGTCCGGGTCAACATCGTCGAGTTTCACCTTCAGCACCTTGTCTTCCACCTTGGAATCGACAATGGAGCCGACACGCGGATCGTCAACCTTCGGGTGGCCCTTGACCATCGGCGGCTGGTAGCCTGCGGCGAGCTGGTCGTGGATTCCCTGGTTGAGTTCTTCGAGGTCAGCTTCGCTAAAGTCGTGAGTGTTGCCCGCCATATCTACGACGGGGCCGGTCTTGAATGCCTCGACCCACGGCTCGCGCAGGTCGGTGGATTTCAGAATCTTCGGATGCTTATCTTTCATGGCTCCAAATTTACCCGCTTGCCCGCGAAAGAGGGCATGACAATGTCATGCCCTTTGTCAGTGTTTTACGGCTACATTTGCACGGAGGTATATTCCATGGATAAAACTTTCTGGCAAGAGGCATTGAAACAGTTCGGCGTGGGCATTGTCTTCGCCGTCATGCTCGCCATCTTCTACACGAACGAAAACGCCAAGTGGGAAAAGAACGCCGCAAATGACCAGGTGCGATGGGAAGCCGTATTGAAGCAATACAGCGACGACCAGAAACGAGCACTCGAAGCGATACGCGCATGCTGCACCGAGAACCACGCAACACCCGGGAGAATGCCATGAGCAAGGCGGAACTCAAACCAAAGGCGAAAGAACTTTACACCATCCACCAGCTGAGTCTCGCAGACATCAGTCGCAGGCTCAACATATCCACGCGCACCCTGCAGAACTGGAAGGCAGAAGACCGCTGGGAAGAAACCCGCGCAGAAATCAGCGGCGGCGAAAAGAACTTCCACGCCGAACTCTTCAGCCTGGGCGAAGTGATGGCCCGAAAAATCAAGCAGGACGAACTCGACGGCGTGAAGATTGCCCCCGAACGCTACACCGCGCTCCAGCGCATCATCGACACCGCAGAACACGCCCGCAAGTACGAGGCCGTGGCACCGAAAAAGAACAAGTCCGACCTTTCCCCGGAAGAACGCGCCAAGAAGGCGCTCGAAGAAATCAAGAAACACCTGGGCGTATAATGGCAGCACTTGACGATTTTTTCTTTCCTTACCAGAAGCGCTGGCTACTTGACAAGAGCAAGGTCAAGATTTTCGAGAAGTCCCGCCGTATCGGCGGCACGTGGGTCCAGAGCTTCGAAGACGTGCAGGACTGTATCGAACAGCCCGGACTGAAAGTCTTTTTCAGTTCCGCCGACATGACGGCTGCCGCCGAATACATCGACTATTGCGACTCCTGGATTCAGAAGCTCAACGCCATCGCCAAGGCGCTCGCCGAAGTCAACTGCGAAGACATCGAGGACTGCGTTTTCGCCGACGAAGACAAGGGCGTCAAATCCAAGCTCATCGAGTTCTGCAACGGCTCCAAGATTTACGTGCTATCCAGCAACCCCAAGGCATTCCGTTCCAAGGGCGGCAAGATCGTCTGGGACGAAGCCGCCCACCACGAAAACGACCAGAAGATGTGGGCAGCCGCGAAGCCTGCCGCCATGTGGGGCTATCCCATCCGCATCTTGTCAACCCACAACGGCGTGAACAGCCTATTCTACAAGCTCATCGAGAAGTGCAAAAAAGGTGAACTTGACTACAGCGTTCACACCGTGCCCATCCAGCTCGCAGTAGAGGAAGGCGTTGCCGACCGCATCTGCGGCAAAAAGCTCTCCAGGAAAGAACGCGAGGAATGGCTGGAGCAGGAACACAAAGGCTGCTTGACCGAGGCGATATGGCAAGAGGAATACTGCTGCAACCCGCAGGACGAATCCAAGGCCATGATCAGCTACGAGCTCATCCACAGCTGCGAACGCCAGGGAGTGCTCGGGCTCGACAAGGCGACCGGCCCGCTTTACCTGGGTTGCGACGTGGCACGCCACCGCCACCTCTATGTCATCTACGTTCTCGAAGATGTAGGCGGCACGCTCGTTTGCCGCGCCGTCGAAGCCTACCAGAACAAAAAGTGGAGTTTCCTGGAACAAAAACTCTACAAGTACCTGATGCTCCCGAACCTTGTCCGTGCCTGCATCGACCGCACCGGCGTGGGCGACCAGTTCACCGAACGCGCCCAGGAAAAGTATGGCTCCGTCAAGGTCGAAGGCGTGCTGTTCACGAACACCGTCAAGGCAGACCTTGCCATCAACCTCTTGCAGGCTTTCGAAGACCAGAAGATTGTCATCGAGAAGTGCCCCAAGTTCCCCGGAGTCGAAGGCCGCATCGAGGACGAACAGGCCGAAAGCATCCACGCCGTCCGAAAGATTGTCACCACCGCCGGAAACGTGCGCTACGACGCCGCGAGCACCGAGCAGGGCCACGGCGACTTCTTCTGGGGCGCAGCTTTGGCGTACCACGCCAAAAACGCAAGCGACACGGGCCCGATATTCGTGCAAACGACCAATCCGTTCAAGGGGAAAAACGTGGATTTCAGCACCTTCTAAAAATTCGCACAGAAAGGCCCTTTCTAGCCCGTTTTTGTTTTGGACTAGTAAACGGTCATCCGAGTTTAGAAAATCAAAATTCAACGAATTTGAACGGCCATTCAACGAGATTAGAAATACACCGAGGACTGCATGAGCAAAAAGACCAAAAATAACCCGAACGAACCCCAGGGCAAGCGCGATTTGCAGCTCGCCAAGGAAGTCGCCACCCGGAACGTGGCGGAGTTCGTCACCGGGCTCGACCACCTCCCGAACCCCGACACCATCCTCAAGAACAACGGCGGCAACATCAAGGTCTATCGCGAAATGATAGACGCCCACCTTGACGCGGTGAAAAACAAGCGCTTCGCATCCATCACCAGCCGAGCCTGGACAATCGACGGAAGCAAGGGCGACCAGAAAAAGGCAAAGTTCGTCGAGGAATACCTCTGGAACATCGACCTCCGAAACGTCATATCGCAGATGCTCGAAGCGATCGGCTTCGGATATGCCGTACACGAAATCGTGTGGAACACAGTCCAGACCGATCTGGGCACGCTCATACTCCCCACCGCAATCAAGGACCGCAAGCAGGAATGGTTCAAGTTCGATAGCGACAGCAAGCTGCTCTTGCAGACCAACGACGGTTCGCGCCGTGAAATGCCCGAGCGCAAGTTCCTTGTCACCCGCAACCGACCCACCACGGCGAACCCCTACGGCAACGCGGTATATTCCCGTTGCTTCTGGCCACTCGCCTTCAAGAAGGGTGGTCTCAAGTTCTGGATGCTCTTTGTCGAAAAATACGGTATGCCCAAGGCAATCGGCAAGGTCCCGCCGACGGCAACCGAAAAGGAACAGCAAGACTTCCTCAAAATGCTCGTGGGACTTGTCCGCGATGCAGTCGCAGTCATCCCGCAGACAGGCTCCGTGGAACTCCTGGAAGCAGGCGCGGCAAACGCCAACCCTCACAAGGCAATCGTCGATTGGGCAGATCAGGCGATGTCAAAGGCGTGGCTCGGCGAAACGCTCACCACCGAGCAGACAAGTTCCGGCGGCACCCAGGCGATGGCCACCGTCCACAACGATGTCCGTGCAGACCTCGCCCTCGACGATGCCGCGATGATCGAGTCTAGCATCAACCAACTCATCCGCTGGATTTACGAAATCAACTGGCCAAACGAAAAGGAAATCCCGTGGATGAACATCATCCTCCCGGAAGACCTTCAAGAAGCCCGACTCAATCGCGACATCAAGCTCACGCAGCTCGGCGTAAAGTTCAACGCCCAGTATATCACCGACATCTACGGCATCGACGAAAAGTATTTCGAAATGACCGAAGTCCAGCCGCAGGGCGGAATGTTCGCCGAAGGCCCCGAAAAGAAAGGCAAGGTCCGCAGCACAAGCCACGAGCTCCGCAAGCAAGTGAACGCCTTCACCGAACACCTGGAAGACGAATGCGAAAAGGTTGACATCCTGGCACCCATCCGCGAACTCGTGGAAAACGCAAAGAGCCTCGAAGAAGTCCGCGACAAGCTCATCGGCTGCTACGCCGAAATGCCCATGGAAAAAATCGCCGAAGAAATGGAACAGGCGTTCCTTGCCGCAGACCTTGCAGGCAGATTCTCCATCCTCAAGAAAGCGGGCATAGTCAATGACTAAACGCATGGATTTCAAGCAGGGGGCGTATAAGGAAGCCGTCGATTACTTCAAGCAGAAAATCAACCTTCCTACAAAGCGCTGGAACGACCTTGAAGGTGCAATGCACACAAGGGCGTTTACCGTCGCAGGCGCAATGCGCGACGACATCCTGAGCGACTTCCGCAATGCCGTTGACAGGGCAATCGAGAAGGGCGACACCCTGCAAGACTTCCGCAACAACTTCTACGACATCGCGAAGAAGTGGCGTGCCGCAGACCCGAGCTTCGACGAGAAGATGGAAAAACCCAAATACGGTGCTTGGCGTTCAAAGGTCATCTACCAGACGAACATGGCAACCGCAGCGGCGGCAGCCCAGGAACGGCAGGCAAGGGCCATGCCCGACGTGTTCACCCATGCAAAGTATATCTGCCAGATGCTTCCTGGAAGCCGCGAAGAGCACAAGGCTTGGAACGGAACGGTTCTTCCAATAAAGCACCCATGGTGGCAAAAGCACAGTCCGCCAAACGGCTTTGGCTGTCTCTGCGAAAAGGAGTATATCAGCAAGTACGAAATGGATGCCGGGGACGAAAAAGTGACAAAGGCGCCGACCACAGCAAACGATACAAACAAAATTGGCGAAAACTGGGACTACAGCATAGGCGATGCCGACATGGGCTTGATTTACGCAGACAAACTGAAGAAGGACCAAAAGAAATGGGGGCAAGCATCGACACAAGGTCTATACCAATACGCCGAAGAAAAAATGCCTGCGAGTGCCCCCGTCCTTCCAGCCATAGATGGCGGGAAATTTTACACCGAAGACTTAAACGAATTTACGAATAATTTCCAGTCGCTGCTAGAAACAGAACTGAAAAACATGAATGGTTTCCAGAAATACGAAAACGGTGTTTCTGTAATCGCCAAACTAAACGGAGTTGACTATCCGTTGTATATCAACCCGCGAATGGTAGGCAAGCACTTCTTGACCCATAGCGAGAGCGACGATGAATGGAGACCTGAACGAACGGCTTTTGTTAGGCATTTTATAGAAACGCTCAAGAACCCTGGAGCCGTTTATATCGAGTTTCTGAAAAACAAAGGCACCAATCAAGCCGCCATAAACGTAGACTTCGCGTCCGTTTTCCAAGGCGACAAGAAAAACAGTGCCGTAAAACTTGTTTTCAGAGCTTTGAACGGGAGACTTCAACTTTGGACAGCTTTCAATTCCAGCAATGCGAAAATCAAGATGAAGGGGACCAAAGTGAAATAGAAAAAAAAAGACCACCCAGGCTATACATCAACAAGGGATCACCCGGCTACCTCATTCTGGATGTATCAGGGGATAACCGAGATCACCCATAATATACATCTTTTTTTAACGGAAGTCAATAGGAAATGTCAGATTTTATCAATGCAGACGTAGACATAGGCAGATTTAACGCGCTAATCGCCATAATGCGGCGAAATTCGGTAAATACAAGGCCCGTCATGGCTGCCGTCGGCAACCTGGTAGTCAAAAGCGTCCGCCAGAACTTCCGCGAAGAGGGCAGACCCGACAAGTGGGTCCCCTCGAAAAAGGCGAAAGGCAGGACCCTTCTTGCCACAGGCGCACTCATGAAGAGCATCCACTACGAGCTCGACAACGACGGTGCCGCAGTCACCGTAATGACCGGCCCCATGAAATACGCCCGCATCATGCAGAACGGCGGCAAGACCCCCAAGCACGACATCGTCGTAAGGAACCGCAGGGCGCTCAGGTTCACCGTCGGCGGCTTGACACTCTACCGCAAGAGCGTTCACCATCCAGGCTCGCGCATACCCGCCCGCCCCTACATGCTGCTCCAGGACGAAGACGAAGTAAAAATCAAGGATATGCTGGTGGACCACCTTGTCGGCGAAATGAAAAAACGCGGAGGATTGAAATGACCCTAGAACAGGCTAAGCTGCCCCGACTGCTCGGGCTTCTTCTCGACAAAGTTCATATACCTGTAGATCGTGCGCTCGCTGAGACCCGTTTCAAACGCAAGCTGGTGAACTGGCTTGTCGAAATTGTCGCGCATGTAGCGGCGCACTGCGTTGGGCGTCATCCGGGCTGGGCAGGCTACATGGTTGCCCGCGAACTTCTTCCAGATACGTTTGGCGACATCGAGCCCCAAGGACTTCGCGACCCATTTCAAGTCCTCGTTAGGCAAGTCATCAACTGTAAGGGAATCCCAGACGCTCATTCTGTATTGCAAATATAATCAAAATGCGCGAAAAAAACAACAACATAAAAAATTCTTCCAAGGAAAACCATGCACGACTTCACGACATTCGAACGCACCGCACCCGTAGGCGACGACACCGACCCGATACGCAAGTACATGAAAAAGTTCAGGTGCCAAGCCTGCAAGAAGGACAAGTTCCACATCCCGCTTAAAACCGTTGACGGACGCACCGTTTGCATCCATTGCTGCATGACCGGCAAGGGCCAGGACATCGTTCTGGACAAGCGAACCGTGGACGCCCTGGAAGCCGTCGCCAACCGCATCAACGGCACCGACAACTACCCGTCAAAAGAAACTACAGAACCAACCACCACAAACAAAGGAACCAAGATGAAACTCAAGAACAAAGTCTCTCTCATCGGCAAGCTGTCAACGCTCGCCACGCTGCAATTCACATGGCCCGCGTTCGTCAACGAATACTTCCGTGCCGAATTTCAAAAGGACGGCAACTTTACCGACAAGGACAAGAACGACCTGAACAAAATCATCCTGGCATCGTTGCTGCTCAATATCGCGGTCTTGGGACTGGCGATTGTGCAGGCCTACGACATCGTAGAATACGCCATCACTCGCTTGGGGGAACTGATATGAATCTATTCGACATCACATGGAAAGACATCAAGCACTTCTACAGAAAGGACAACTGGCCACTCATTATCTGCGACGTTATCGCCCTATCCTTCCCCTTTTGGATGTATGGAACCGCCCGCTTTTTTCTGTGGCTTCGCGGTCTCGTTTGATATGGAATAATTCGTCAAGAATTTGCGTGAGTTTAGAGTCGAGTTCGCCAATGTTTTTAATGACAAGTTTTTTCTTTTCGGCATCCACGGGAGCGCTTGGCAAGGTCTCAACAAACCAGCCAAGTTTCTCCTTGACACCAAGCATGAACGAACCGGCTCCTTCTGAAAAGCCGAGCTGCTCAACCTCGTTCAGACTCCATTCAATCTTGGGCAATATATTGGAATCGATAAAGTCCAGAAGTTCATCATCAACATCGTACTTGACCTTGTTCAGCAAGGAACTCAATTCGCTAAGGACAAGCACGGGCTCTCTTGTACGGTTCAGGATGTCGAACTTGCTGAACACCTCCTTTTTCAGCAGCTCGGCAGATTCCCTTTTCATCGTTGCCAGCTCTTTTTTGGCTGCATTGCTGAAACGGTCTTCTGCCATTTTCAAGGCGTTGTTCACGGCGTCTTCAGAAAGTTTTTTGCAGTCGTTCTTGAGCTTGTCAACCTCAATATTGACTTTTCTGTCCCACAACCTGTTCAGCACAAAAACAAGAATGCCGGTGCCTAGTCCGATAATGGTTATAACAGCCATGAACGCCCAGCTGTAGAACGCTTGCGAGTCCCTTAAAGCCTGAACCGTAACCGCCGCAGAATCATAAACCAACGAATGAACCGTATCGAAGGAAACAGTATGAACAGTATCAAATACGGATGTGTGCACGGTGTCGTAGACGACCGTGCGGATGGTATCGTAGACAGTTGTGGTACTCATGTGTCAAAACTCCACGAAGATAATATTCCCCGCTACGCGGTGGCTTGGGCGGGGGGTGTTTCGGGTTCGGTGGTGGCTTGGCTTGTGGCGGCGTGGCGGGAGCTCAGGGCGAGGGCTACGACCTGGTTGAAGAGGCGGGAGAGTTCCTCGACGGTGGGCGTGGCGGTGCCGTTCTGCCAGGCGGTGAACGTGGCGGGGCTTACCCCCACGAGCTGGGCGAGGCGGCTTGCGGGCGTGTTCGAA